TGGCCAGCGTCTGGGCGAACCGTGCGCGTTGACCCAACTTACCGGGGGCCTTAGCCGCCTTGGCTAGCTTCCCTGCCGGGATTTTTTCTCCCTCAGCAACGCCAAGCTGCGCACGGAGTGCGCCGGGCTTTTTGATCGCCTTGGAGATGTCGAGTTTCTTGGCTTTGCCCCCCTTCGCATAAACCGCGACGGCATCAGGGTTGTCCTTGCGCTTGATGGTCTTCTTACCCGGCATCTTGCTGGGTTTGATCTCGCCCATACCCCTACTCGGCCTCATAAGGAACCTCCACGATATGCAGGTTGTTCTGTGTTGATAAGCAAACGCAGATCAAACTTCAGAAGCGGGTTCTTCGACCACAGGCAGCGCGGCGTTGTAGGCTTCGCGGGCAGCGGTGATACCTTCCTCGACGGTCGCAGTGCCATACTGGGCCTTGTAGCTTTCGGCAGCCTTGTTCATCACAAAGGTGAGGTAGTCGTCGTTCGTGGCGAACGGGCCTTCGGGGGTGACGTAAGCGTCGTCGATGGTGATGGTGTAGTCGGTGGTCATGCTTCGGTTCCTTCCATCAGTTCCTCGCCCTCGACCTGCGGGGCGGACTTGATCTTGTTGAACAGATTGGCCGCAGCCTCGGCGGCGTTGAGACCAGTGGCGCGGACACCCGCGTCGATCAGAGAGATCAGCGCGTTGGCCTCGGCTTCGGTGAGTTTCAAGTGAATGTTCATGAGTGTGTCCTCTTAGGGTTCGATAGCGATCTGCTGGGCGGCACCCGTGGCGAACAAGGCCATGAGGCGGGTCTTTCCTGCACCGTTGTCCTCGGCGTAGATACGGACGTTGTTGGCGGCGGGGGCTGCGGGGGCGGTCGCCCACTCGGGCAACTCAAGGGCACCCGCATTTGCGTTGTTATGCTCTGTCAGCCGAATAATCCCAAGCGCGGGGGAGGAGATGCGAGCGCGAACCGAGAACTCAACTCCGCCTGCTGTGGGAAAAATCGCTACCTCGTTGGCGTTGAAGAAGTAGCTCGCCGCCCCCGCGATCACCTGCACCGAGCGGTTAGTGCCTGTGCCCGCAGCTTGGGTGCCGACCTGCAAGAGGTTCGACGACCACCGCATGGACCCGCGCTCATAGTTGCTCGCGTCGGTGAAGGTGTTGTAGACGTTGAACGCCTGCGGGTTGGTGCCGCGACGCTGGGCTAGGGTGTCGGCTGCATCGCGCTCTAGCTTAAGATCAACCGCGCCTATTGCGCTATTCGCTGGCGTGAAGGCAAGCGCCCCAGCCACAACCCACGCAGCGCCATTAGCGGCACCAAGAAAGGCAGAAGTAGCCCCAGCAAAAATTCCTTGAAAATGCGCAAACGGCATTGTTTCTACGTAAGGCCCTGTCGGCATCAAGCGCGCGAGAGTGACTTGACCGCTTTTATCTACGTTGAAACGGGTTGCACCGCCGACCCGCAGGTTCATCAGCAGCGAAGCTGCGTTAGACGCCGTATCCGTGACGTTCAGGTCAAACGCAGTCGGCGTGCCGGTGGTGTTCCACGTCTGTGCAATCGACAGCGAGGACGTTGCCGCAGAGCCGGTGAGAGCTTCGGGTGTCATCGCAATCGCACGGGGTGCGGAGTAAGTGCTGCCACTCGGCGGAGCGCGAAGCTGCGGGGTGGTCGTATCGAGAGCGATAATCTGCATGGCTTACCTCACAGGACAGAATAGGGAGTGCCGTCAGCGGCAAGGACGGTCTTGGGGACAAGGTAGTTATTGCTGCTTGCATCCGCAGCGCCGTAGGCGTTGAAGCTTGCGCCGCTCGCGTCGATAACTGCGAAGCGGTTAAGCTGCTCGACGTTGTAGATACCCGTCTCACCAGCCACGTAGTTCTCGGTCTGCGTGATCTGGCCTGCCGTGAGGTTCGGGCCGAAGCGCATGACCATCTGGTAGACGCGACCGTTGAAAGGCAGCGAGGTGCCGCCGCGCCGACCGATGTAGTGGGTGTAGGTGAGGTAGTCGCCGGTGCCTTGGTCGCCCGTATTGGTTCCAGCAACAGCCCCATTCACCCGGATTTGAGCAGCGTCACCAGAAATGTCGCTTATACCTGTAACAACATTTGTTATAGGCGCTGTAAAGGTAGTCGCGGTTATGCCTCGGAACGTAGTCCCGCGAGAACCATAGTTATAGTTTGCACCACCAGAAACAGGCGCAAAAAGTGATATTGCCCCGTTATTGAAACTGGCTCCTGCCGACGTTTCAAGCAATGCTTGGTCGCCTGCATCGCTCAGCTTCCGCACCCCAGCGAACACCTGCGCCTTGTCCACCGCGCCGGGGTTGATCGTCGCAGCGGATTGCAGCCAGTCGTCGGAGCCGTCGTATTGCAGGTAGTAGCAGTCAGGAACACCCGCCTGCGTTACGTCAAACGCGGTGGTGACACGCTGGTAAGCGGTAGCGGTGGAGCCAATTTCGAGTTGTGCGCCCCAGACGAGGATAGATGAAGTGCCGTTGCGCGGCGTGATGAAATTTACATCAGTGTTATCATCAGCAATCGCAATCCTAATCGTTGCGGCAGACGTGGTAGAAGTGGCCGTAGCGGTCACAACACAACGGAACCAGCCATTCCCCGCGCCCGCAATAGAAGCCGCTGCACCAGACCCAGCAAGAACGCCGGACGTGCCAGCCTGCAAGTCGAACCAAAGCGATGCGTTTGCAAACCCATTGAAGATATTTATTACGGCGTATCTTTGCGTTCCTTGCTTGACGTAAGCCGACATGGTGTAGGAAACGCCCAGCGTGGTCGAGAAAACTTGCTGCGCGTAAACTTGTGCAGTCCCTCCCGCGCTGTCAGCGACCAGCGTAGTTGCGCTGTTGGCCGCGCCCGTCGGATCAGTCTCGTTCCTTAGTAGCGTGCCCGTGGCGTTCTTTACCCAAACCGCATTGTCAAACTGCTCAGTGGAAGTCGCAAGGTTCCTCCGCCCGCCGAAAGGCTCGCGCCCAAGGATCGGAGCGTTGGCCGTGTTGGCCTGCGTGAAGTGGTTGCCGCGACCACTTTTATCCAGCATTCGCCGCACCGACTGCCCCGTCGCCGTGACAGGCGTAGCCCCTGCCGCGTCCTGAAACATCGTAGTGAAGTCGGACGGGTCGAGCCAGTAGCCCTGCTCACCAGCGGCGAACAGGGACGCGGGGGAAAAGGGGGTGCCCCCGAAGCCAGCGATCAGGCCGGACGCACCGCCCCACAGGCCGGAGACGCCCTTAGTAAGCCCCACCCCAAGGGCAAGGCCAGACACTCCGCTGTAGAGCCCCGACGACATTACGGATGCAGGCCCGCCTGCAGGACGGTCAGAACCACAGAGCCAGTGCCGCTGTTAAGGCGAACGCGCACAGCCGTAGGGATATACGCGTAGTTACCTTGGCGGTTCACGGTCTGCGACACGAGGTTGGTGTCCGGATGGTCGAACCACGTCACCGTGGCCCCGGCCTCCAGCGGGTTATCCAGCGTCTGCTGGATAGTGTAGTTGACGGTGCCAGTCACGACCGCCTGAAGTGCGACTTCAGGGCGTCCGTAATAGTCTAGCACAGCGGGATTGGAGTTCTTAACCCCACCGCTGGCGTCAGACACAGTTACTTGAATGGGACGCATCTTACTTACCCTTATTCATCCCGCACGAACCGCCCTTCTTGAAGGTGGCGCGAGCCGGACCGCCTTGGTTCTGACCGCCCATCATCATGGACGCGCGAGGGTTGCGGGAGGCAAGACCACCCATAGCCATCTTGACCATCTTGGTTTTGGTCTTACCCTTCTTGGCACAGCCGTCGATCTTGCCGCCCTTGGCGTACTTGGGCATCGGCTTCTTGGCCTTGGTCTTCTTCATTTCAGCGGTCTCCATAGCTTGTGCGCGGTTGGCGCGGTCAATCACGCTCGCCTCAGCTGCGGTAGCCTTGGGCTTCGGTTTCGGCTTGGGTGTGGGCTTAGCTACAGGCTTCATATTATTTCTTCCTCATACCCTTGGTCTTACCACGAACGGCAGCGCCATCAACCTTGCCGCCCTTGGCGTACCTAGTGCTCACAGGTTCCTTGGACCTAGCGGGCTTCAAGCCTAGAGCCGCAACCCTGCGGCGCGCTTCAGCTTGCGCTCTAGATGTGTTGCGGTTCTCGGTCTCCCTAGCGACAACTTTACGCGGGTCAGTAATAGGCCCGGAAAGGAGTTGGGACACGCGCCTTTTGACCTCGGGGGACTCGCTGGCCATACGAGTAGCTGCGGCGCGATAGGAAGCCATGCTATCCGGCTTCACTTGCGGCTTAGGAGCCGCTTTCGGTGCAGAAGCAGTGGTCTTAGGAGCCGCTTTCGGTGCGGGCTTGGGGGCGGGGCGTGCAGCGCGCCGAACCGGCTTGGGGGCGGGGCGTGCAGCGCGCCGAACCGGCTTGGGGGCGGGGCGTGCAGCGCGCCGAACCGGCTTGGGGGCGGGCTTGCCGGATACGCTGGGGGTATCTACTTTCGCGGTGAGGTCCACCTTGGTGGTAGCAGGCTTGTCGGCGTCGCTAGCTACACTGACTGCCTTCATATCCTTGTCTGGCGAACGACGGGCAGCGCTCAGACGGGCAGCGCTCAGACGGGCCTCGGCAGCGCGTTCAGCTGCGCGGGTCTCGGTACGATCAGCCCCAGTACGCTTGGCGTAGTCGTCACGGGCATCGGCGAGACGCTGCTCGCGCTTGGCGCGTGCCTCCTTCTCCGACTTACCGCGAGCAAGCGCCTTCTGGTAGTCGCTCTCAATGTCCGCGAGACGACGGTCGCGCTGAGCCTCTGCGCGGCCACCTTTCGAAAATTTCATGTCTTTGCGCATACTACATGTCCTTACGGATATCGTCGAGCTTCGACTCCAGCCTGTTGATGGCCTTATCGAAACGGTCGCCGAGCTTCTCGATGGAAGCATTAACCTCTGCACGAGTTACGTGATCGCGTGCGATTTCTTCCCGAGTTTTGTTCAGCAAGATGGTGATCCTATCCAACTCTTCGAACTTATTCTTGGCGATGAAACCGATGATACCTACCAACCCAGTGAGTACGATGTTCCACAGCATCATTTCATTCATCTAACAATCCCACTTCCGGAGCGACAGGGCTTTGCGAGTGGGGCGACCCTTCTCGTCTTTCATGGGTCCGGGCATCCCGGACATCCGGCTACAGAAGCTCTTGCGGCGTGCAGCTGCCTTCGGCGACTTCTTAGCCTGCTTAGCGCTGACCGGGGGCTTCAGGTTCATGCCCTGAGCCTTGGCCGAGGCGCGGCCCTTGGCGTTCAGACCCCCCTTCGGGTTCTTACCCGCCTTGCGCTGCCATGCGGGGGTCTTAGCCATCAGCGCATCCTCCCCTTGGTGTGACCCTTCTTGGCGATGCCGTCAGCGCGCTTAGCCACGCCGCCCTTAGCCATCTTGGTCAGGGGCTTGCCTTTATGCATGGCCTTCTCGTGCTTGTGCACGGCTTGCTTCGCGCTGATCTTGCCGCCCTTGCGCATAGCAGGTGTATCCTCTTCGGAGCCGTCAGCCTTACGCTTCCGGCGCTTGTTGGCCAGAGCAGGCAATATGCCTGCATGGGGGCCAAGGGCGTCGCCGAGAGCCGAGAGCCCCTTGCCGTACAACCCCTTACCCGTAATCGCCCCTGCGAGGGGAGAGATGTCGCCGAGCTTGATGCCCATGGCCCCTACTCCTTAGGTAGCGGTAGTGATCGCGGTCCAGTCGGTCGTGCCGTTGGTGTTGATGTACGCGCGAGTCGAGGTCGAACTACCGTCCGTACGGAGGTAGAGCGAACCCTGAGCAGCCGAAACCGTCGGCGCACCCGAGCCGAAATAGACCCCGAGACCAGCGGTCGAAGTGGCAAGGAAAGCGGCTGCGCCGCCAGCCACAGGAGCCGTAGCGCTGTCAGCTGTGATGTTGCCGGTCGAGGTGAGGGAAGGGCCTTCGAAACCGTTATCGGACACTACCGGCCCACTAAAGCGAGTCTGCGCCATCAAAAAAATCCTTCTTGTCCGCGTACTTAAGAGCTAATTTGCGGACTGCGCTAGTATCGGCTTTGAGCCGCCTAGCACGCTCCGCGTACGACAGGTGTTGATTATCCAGTATATACCGGACCTTGGCAACAAATTTAGGGTCCGCACGTAAGCGCGCCATTTGCGCCGCAGACAGAGCTGCCTTGTACTCCTCGCTATGGTAGTCAAAAGTAGTGGCTCTACGACTTATGCGTATACGCTCCTTGGCCTCTTCGGTGTGCTGCTTACCCCGCATGGGAGCCTTGGCGAAATCTGCGATGTTGTACACAGTGGGTTCGTCAAACCACGCGTCACCGGAAAGGAACGCCTCTTCAAGTGCGTCCAATTGGTCAGGAGTTTCACACTCCACCTCTATACTGCCAACAAAACAGGCTGCGCCGTATTTATTGTAAGCGTTCTGGAGATGTGGGTTAGTGTGCTTACCCCAACGAAGCAGACGGAAGTGCTCCTTGAGGCGTTTCTTGGCGCGTTGGGACTGCCCTACGTAACACTGCCCTGTGGCCGTATTAACAATCTTGTAGATACCACAGACGTCAATTTTGTACGGCATGTACTTCTCCTTAGGGTCTAGTATGGGCCATATAGGGAGTAAAAGAAAAGGGGGAGAACCGAAGCTCTCCCCCTCCCCCTGTTTCCTTAGGCAGCGCCTTCGGAACCGTACATCCCGAGAGGATCACTCCAGCCGAAGCTGTAGCGCTCGCGGGCCTTGTAGCGGACGTTGCCCGTGTCGAAGTCACCATCCATCGAGGTGCTCATCGGCGTACGGACGAAGTGCTTCAGACCATTCGGCACGTCGGTGGTCAGGAACCACGCGTCGGTGTCGGTCAGGAAGTGGTTAACAGTGTAACCTTCCGGGATCGAGCCGTTGGTCTTCAGCGCGTTCAGGTCGTTGTCGGCGGTACCGACGCGCAGCTCGGTTTCGAGCAGGCGAGTAGCCACGAACATCAGGCTCGGCGGCACGATGAGCTTACGCGGCTTCGCCGCGATGAGCAGACCGCGCTCGTCAGTCCAACCAGCAATCTGGATGACCGCAGCCTCAAGCGAGGTTTCGTTGAGGTCAGCAGGGGTGCTGGGGATGTTCGAGTTGGTGCCACCATTGACCAGCGGGTGCGAGGCCGAGAACAGCGGAACGCCGTCGCCACCGGGGAAATCGGTGTCGAAGCCGTTGTTCAGGACCGCAGCAGCCTTGGTCTGCTTGGTGTAGGCCATGGCACGGGCCAGAGCCTTGGTGTACCGCGACGACAGGGAGTCGTACAGGTTGTCCTCGATGGCTTCTTCCGTGAGCGAGAACCCGAGGGCAATCGTCTCATGGTTGTAGCGAGCCGTGAAGGTTTCCTGCGCGTTGTCGTAGGCGATAGCACTACCTTCGTTCTTAACCGGAGCAGCCGAGAAGCCCGACAGCTTGGTTTCTTCTTCGAACGAACGCTCGGAAGTCTCCGTCTCGAAGATTTCCTTGTGCTCTTCGCCGTAGCGCTTGTACTCCAGACCGAACAGAGCGTTCAGGCCGGGCAGGAGCTCCTTGAGAAGCTGTGCGCGTGAAATTGCCATTGTTCAGTCTCCTTAGACGCCGAGGGCACGTTCGTAGAGGTGCATACCGAAGTTCCACTTGACGATGACTTCAGTAAACGCGTTGGGGTTACCCACCACAGTCGTGTCCGGCACCACGTCGATAACGCGGAGCGGCAGAGTGTTAGTGGTAGCGGTGCTAGCGCTAGCGGCGACACGCGAGTTGCCAGTAGCGGTCACGCCAGCGTTCTGGACGAGCGCGGTGTTTTCACCGACGGAGGCACGAGTGACCGAACCGATGGTGGTGCCGCTCGACACAACCGCGACCTTGAACAGCGCGTCCGGATCATCGCAGACATAGGCCACGATATCGGTAACGTTGGTGCTGGCCGGGTAATACTGGCGGAAGGTCTTGCCGAACACCGGATCGGTGAACGAGCAGCCGAGGAAGACGCCAACCGGGGTAGCGGTAGTCGTACCAGTGTCCTTCACCAGAGTACCAGTCGTGGTCAGCGTGACGACGTCGCCGTAAAAGATCGACGTGCCGTAGTTGGCCGCAATGGGAATCTGGCGAGTGGCACCGGCAAAGACCTGACCGCCAATCAGGTTGACCGGGATGAGCCCGTACGGGGCTTCAACTGCGGGGTATGCCATGATTAAGCTCCTAGCTTATTTACCTGAACCGAAAGAAGTCCGCGACTTCCGCTCTTTGAAGAGCGGCATACGGGGATCATTCTCGCGCATGAAGTTGTTGTCCACGGACGCCATCTGGTCCTGATTCTTCTGCGCAAAGTACTCCTTGCGCTGCCTCATCAGTTCCACCGGGGCCTTGCACAGCAACAGACCTGCTACTTCGATGTTGTCCTTGAAGCGGCTGTCCGGATCGACCAGCATCTTGAACTTGGGCTGCTCTTCGATCTTCACCGGCTCCCAGCCTTCCCTCAGCTTAGCCGAGATATTGCGGGGGTCGTTCTGACCGAGGGATGACACACGCACCCAGCGGTATGCGTAACCACGCTGCTTGTCCGGCTCAGGGAGGGTCGAGGCAGGTTGCCAGACCTTGGGCCGTTCAGCCTGTTCACGCGTCTTGCGCGGGGCACGGGTGTTACCCAGTTCTTCCTCAATGTCGTCCAGAATGCTGTCACGGGTCATATTAGTTCTCCATCTTCATGAGTTCACGAGCATACTGCTCGGGGGTCAGACCCAGTTTCTTGGCGATGGCCAGCTGAGACTGCCTGAGCACGATCTTCTTGGGGGACCGGCTGCGCGAAGCGGGAGCTACGACCGTGGGCTTGGACTCACGGGGAACGGGTTTTTCCACCACTTCATCTTCCCCGAAGTAGTCAGGGAAGCGACGGCGCATCGTTTTGTCGATGGTCGTCCAGTATTCGTCGGAGCCAGCGAACTGAACGCCCCGTTCTTGAATGAGCTTCTGGTGAAGCCCAAGCGCCGATGCTGTCATCTCCGGGTCCGAACCGTACCACGTATTGCGCTCTTGCCACGCAACAGTCTTCTGGTCGAGCTGCGGAGTCTTAACCGGCTCTGCATACTGTTCTACCTGACGCTCTTCGATCTGTCCAGAGGGGCGATAGGTCTTGAGCTGGTTAAGTTTGAAAGTAGCCTGAGCGAGTTGTTCCTGCGCTTCAACCAACTTGTCGGCATCACCAGCTTCATACGCCTCGCGGTAGGCTTTTTTAGCCATGTCTACTTCGTAAGTGGCCGCCTGCTTGTAGCTGTCCAGCAGGTGAGTCTCGCCGTTATTGATCGTAGACTTGAGCTGACGGTTCTCCTCCAGCAGGCGCTGGGCAGCGGCGAGGGCTTCCTGACGCTCACGCTCGACGCGCTCCTTCTCACGGCGCTCGTCGTGCCAGACCTTCTTCATCTGCTTGAGGCGGACCTTGACCTTCTCGGAGTACTCTTCGAGCTCGTCATTCTCCAGCTCCTCGACGATCTCCTTGGGCATGGGCTCCCGCCCACGGTCTTCCTCGGGAGTGTCGTCCACTACCTCGATCTGGGGCTTTTCTTCGCCTTCGATCTCGTACTCGAAGTCATCATTCTCCGGCTTCGTAGCCATTACTATTCTCCTTTGTACGGGTTAGCGCCCGTTACGCACGACTGATACCACGCGGGTCTTCGACCACAGCTTCCACCGAGTCATCGTTGATGAGGCGGAACTCCCTACCGTGGATTTTCACACGGCTACCGGCCATGGGGCGAGTGAGGATGAAGTCACCCTCCTTACACCACGCACCGCTCGGGAAGCGCTTCGGGTCCTTGAAGGCATCCGGCCCGACCTTGAGTACGAACAGCACCGGGGTGGTGAGCTCCTCGTACTGCTTGGTCATGTCGGCCTTGAAGATACCGCCCTCGGTCTTCTCCTCGATCTCAGGGACCGCACACAGGATGCGGTACCCACTGGGCTCGGGAAGCTGCTTGGCCTTCTTCTCGTCGGTGTCGGGAAGCACCGAAGTATTGCCCTCGGCGTCCGCGAGCAGCAGCTCGGGGGTCTCGGGCAGAGTCTTGTCCTCTGCGTCAGTCATCATCAGTCTCCATGTGTTGCGCCGTTTCGGCGACAATAGTGTTAGCGATGGTGAGCCCACGGATGATGCCGCAGGCCCACTTATACTCGCCATGGTCCTTGGAAGTGCCACGAGCCAGATCGTCCGAGATGTGTTTGATCTCGTCATTCAGCTTGTCGGACAGGTACTTCAGTAAGTCGCTACTCATTTACTCTCCTTAGGCGGGCTCTTGGAAACAGGGGGTTTCTCAGTGGGGGTGGGTTCAGGCTTGTTAGCCATGACGGCTTCTTTCGCAGCCTGCACGCCGATGCGCAGACCCTCGATCTGCTCCTTGGACGACAGGTTGGCCTTGTCGGTAGCGACCTTGGCCCCGACCTGAAGCCCTGCGATCTCCTTCTGGGAGGCGATCCGCTCGCGCTCGATGTCGGCCTTGTCGGCCTTCTCGGCTGCGGTGATGGCGAGCTGCTTCTCCTTGAGCCCCAGCTCGCGCTCCTTGAGCTCCAGCTCCTTCTGCTGCATCTGCACCAGCGGGTCCTGCGCCGCCTGCTGCGCCTGCTGCTGAGCGGCCTCGGCTTGGTTCTTCTGCAGGAGCTTGGCCGACGCGGCTGCGGCAAGGCGCGAGATAGCCACTTCCGTATCCTCGTCCATCTCGGCGTTGGGCGGCGGCAGCGGCACGCCAGCCATGTCCTCGATGCTCTTGCGGTAGGCGAAGGCCAAATGCTCTTGGATGTGCGCGGCTGCGGCTGCAGCGATAGACTGCGCGTTGGGGCTCTGCCCCACCATCTGCATGATCTTGGGGTCCTGCATAGCAGCCATATGGACTGCGATATGCGCCTCGTGATCTTGGTAGATGAACGCCTTCACGGGCTTGCCATTGAGCATGTCCATGTTCTCGCTGACCGGGTCACGCGGCTTGCGCGTGGCGTCGTCGGGCATGGGGACCAGCTTCTCGGCGTTCTTGATGCCCAGCACCTCCAACATCTGCCGGTGCAGGTAGGGCATGTCGTAAATCTGCGACGCACCTTGCGCCAACTGGATGACCGCCTGATACTGGACGATCTTCTGCGCCATTGTGGCAGCGTTGGGGTCGCTGACCGGGATGACCTCGACCATGTCGTAGTCGCCCTTCTTGGCCTTCCGCCCGCCTTCCTCCGGCTCGTAGGGGTACTCATCCGGCGTGTAGTCGCGGATAATGCCCTTCAGGAGCTTGAACTCCTGCCGCATCGAATAGTGGACGCGTGCCTGCACAGCCGACATCATTTTCAGCGTGCGTTCGAGGATAGCTAGCGTCGTACCGACCGGAGCCTGCGCCGACATGTCGGACACCTTGAGGTCAGCAGCGCCTGCGAACTTGCGCCCTTCCTCGACGATGGTGTTCAGCAGGTTATAGAGCGTAGCGCTCGGCTCCTTGTAGGGCAGCGGCATGATGTTGTCGCGCATAGCCCCGGAGGCCACGTCCACATCCCGCCATTCACCCGGCCCAATCGGCGTATCGTCACCTTTGACGCGCAGACCCTTGGTCTTGAAGCCCCCCGGCAGGTTGCTCAGCGAGCCTGCATCAACCAGCTGCCGCAGGATGCTCGTCCCCGACTTGGCGAATGCACCGATGAGGTGGATAAGGCCGAAGGCATAGAACCCGAACCCCGGCACGTACGAGTAGTGTACGAAGTGGTTGCGCTTAGCCTTGGTCTCGTCCTCCGGGTCCCAGTTACGCCGGATGGCGAGCACCTCAGTGGTGCCCTTGTCGATGGTAATGACGTAGGGAGCTGCGACACCTGCCTTGACTGTGTCCTCAGCGTAGTTGTCGTCCTCGATCAGCAGGTCTGCGTGAATCTCCAGCAGGCGGAACCGATCATCGGTCGTCGCCCGGAACCCCATGCGCTCTGCGATAGCCTTCTCGACCTCGTCGAGCGTGTCCGTAGGCTCCCCGAGGTCCACGTCGCGGTAGAAGCCGCTCGCTTGGAGCTTCTTCACCTCGTTAGGGGTCTTGCGCATAACGTGTGTTACGCGCTCTGCTGTCTCCAGATTGCTAGCGCCGTAGGGGACAACGACGTCCTCAGCAGGCACGAACATACTCACCTGACGTCCCAGACTGGGGTCGTAGTAGACCTTCTTGAAGGCGTTACCCGACAGGCCCAGACCCCACAGCATCCGCTCGTGCTCGGGGCGATACTCCACCATCACGTCGGTGAGCTGGTAGTTCATATCCTCCTGCACGCGCTTGGCAGCGTCGAGCTTGACCGGGCTTTCTTTCCCGATCACCTGCGTGCGCACCGGCCCTTGAGCCGGGAAGGTCTCCATCATAGTCTCGGCTTGGAACTTGACCAGCGCCTCACTAAGCAGAGGGTGGTGCACACCACACGCGCCGTCCCAAGGCTCGGTCCGTTCCTCCACTTTCATACCGAGTAGTTCGAGCCCGTCCACGAATGTGGTCATCCAGTCCTTGCGGCTCTGGACGTCTTCCTCATACTCAGATAGCAAATCGGTAGCGAGCTGCGTAAGCTGCGCTTCCTCCAGCACCTCAGCTAGGTTCTCGTTGAACTTGGGGTCGTCAACCTCGTCGTCGCCGTCGGGCATGTAGCCCTCGTCGTCGCCTTCGATCTCGATCTCGATCTCAACCTCCGGCTCGGGTATATTCACACCCGGCACGACACCGGACTCGAACGTACCGTCGAGACCCAGCGGAGCTTGATTAAGCGACTTGTCTACGGCCATTTACTCAGCCTTCTTCTTGCGGGGAGTACGCGGCTTTTTGGGGGCGGACGCGGTAGGGGACGGGTTTGCGGTCACCTCGGTTTCGGTGGGTTCTACCTCAGGCAGGGGTGCCACACCCTCCGCGTCCATCTCTTGACCCAACCGCGCGAGCTCGTCGAGCGCGTCGCTGCGCACCTTGGCCTGCACCGCGTTGCCTTCCGCCACAGCGGTCTCGAAAGTATACCCGACACGCACGCAGTGATTGAAGGCTTCGCGGGCCTTGGGACCCCACTTGGCCCACTGGGTTTTGCCGATGGGGTGTGCAGGCTTAATGTCAGTCATCAGTAGTACCCTCGGTTACGGTTCGACTTGAAATACACAGGTTCGTCCGGTTCGTCGAGATTAGTCGAAATATAGCCCCCACGCCGGAACCTATGCATCGCCATACTGACCGTGTCTACATAGTCGTCGTATCTTTCCGCCGGGAAGCCTGCAACTTCGTCAATCACCTCTTCTGCCCACCGAGTGGCAGGTGCCCATACCCGACCAGATGCAAACAAGTCGCTCACAGCGTTCAAACGGTTGATCTTGTCGTTGCCCCGCGTCGGAGTGAACTCCTGCACCGGGATACCCATCGCGCGCATCTCGTAGATCAAAGGCGCACCGGAAGCCTTCTTCTCGATGATTACCGAGTCCGGTTGCCACTCACGATACTCCTCGATGGCTACACGCTTGAGCTCAGGAAACTCCATACGGTCCCTAAAGGCGTTCAGCAGGATGATATTAGCTTGTGTAACACCGCTATCGTCGGGGTGGTAGAACACACCCCATGTCGTGCAGGCTGAATAGTCGGCGCGCTGCGTCTTCTCGAAGGCCGTATCCCACGTCATCAACACAAATTCGCACTGCGGAGGGTCGTCATGAGGCCATTCCTGCCACCACTCGCGCTTCACGATGGCCGCAGACTCGGAAATCGGGTTCTGCTGGTACTGCGCCATCCACTTGGAGTTAGGGACGTCGCGTTTGACCTTCAGCAGCTCGTCAACCGACCAAAACTGGGGCCACAGAGGGTTCCCGGAGGGCAAAATAGCCGGAAATTCAATGACTTCCCACTCACCGAGACTGTTATTGGCGGCTGCATCCTGCAAGATGCGCCCACATAGGTCGCGCTTGGACCAGCGGGTAGCGACCACCACAATAGCACCACCCGGCTGCAGACGCTGACGAGGTCCGGAAGTGTACCATTCGTAGGTCTTGTCGTAGATTTCGGGGTTCACTTCCGCCAGAGCGGCTTCCTGCTCCGAGTGCGGGTCGTCGATGATGAGCACGTCAGCGCCTTTACCCGTCACTGCACCGCCAACACCGATAGCGAAGTAGTCACCTTGCTTACTGGTGTTCCAGCGACCTGCTGCCTTACTGTCGGAGGCGAGTGTGAGCTCAGGAAAAATCGTCTTGTAGGCATCGGTATCGACGAGGTTACGCACCTTACGACCGAAGCCCACCGCCAGCTCGGCTGTGTGCGAACACTGGATGATCTTCTTGTGCGGGAACTTGCCTAGGAACCATGCGGGGAGCAGGTAGGAGGCGAACTCGGACTTGGTATGGCGCGGCGGCATATTGATAATGAGCCGTTTGCACTCCCCCCGAGCCACACGCTCGAAGGCATCCGCCATCTTGGCATGGTGCCGCCCAGCGATGAACGACGGCCACACTTCCTTGACGAAGGGTAGGAACCTATCCTGCGCGTCCTTGCGCCGCTTGAGCTCGGCGAGCTTGTCCAGCTCAGCCAGCAGCCGCTCCTGCTCATGCACAGGCAGCTTGTGCAGAATCTTAGGAATGTCCTTGAGGGTGATGTCTTTAGTCGCGCCCATGTCGCTCCACCGCACGAGCTATCCGCAAAATACCAGCCTGCAGAAGTACCGCTACAGACGGCCCTGCGCTGTCGGTGCCGGACCCGAAAACTTCTAGGGTATCGCCCATAATCACGACCGCACAGGTGTCTACCGCACCCCAGTCGCCTGCTTCGATCTCGTCGGCTAGGCGGCGCAGTTCCGCCACCGGGTCCTTGCAGAAAGGAGTCCCGATATCCACCACTTTGCCGTCTAGGCCCACTACCTCCGCCATTAGTGCACCTTCCTACCATCTTCGTAGGTCTCGCGCTGATCCATGGCGTTGTGCACCCAGACGTTGGGCTCCTCTTCGTCCTGCACCGGCTTGCACCAGCAGGTAGGCAGGCTCACGTGCTCCCGAAGGTCCCCGATAGGTACGACGTGCCAAGCGTCAGTCATCGTCCTGCTCCTCTTCGATCTCACTGAACTCGCCTTCCTCGACGTCGAGCTTCAGCTCCTCTTCGAGGTCCATACCTAGCGGCTTCATGTCGATGACGTCAGCGTTGAGCAGGCGCTTGACCCGTTCCACAATCGAGCTTTCGAGGCTCTCGGGATTGGTGTGGCGCACAGTGATTTCGCTGCGCTCGGTAAAGAGGCCCACATCCGAATGCTTGCCCAGCAGCTCGATGGCCTTGAGTTCATACTTGGTCTCGCCGCAGTCGGCGATCTCCAGCAGCTTGTTAGTTAGCGCGGTACGCACCTGCTCGATGTCGAGTGCGCGAGACTGTCCGTAGGCCCTGAGGAACGCAGCTGCGCCGAGCGCAGCGGGCAGGGAGGACTTGAGAGGGGTGATCGTCTGCTGCTCTATAGCCTTGTCGATCAGTGCGGCTTCTTCTGAGAGGGAGCCACGTGTGGCTTCTACCGGTGCGCCCAGTTCTTCGAGCAGCTCTGCAGTATTCGCAATGGAGGCCAGCCGGTCCTCGAAAGTGTCCAACTCCTCGTCCGATGTATCGAAGGGTACCGGATACTCGTCAGTAGGGTCGATCTTGACAGTCGGCATGGGGCGCAGCGTCCGGTTTGAGGGAGCAGAGCGCTTGTATAGTAGCGTAGTGATGGGGAAGTAAAGAGGCTGCAGAGCGGAGCGCCTGTTACGACACGCTTCTAACCCACCCGGAGATGGATCGTGGAAACAGCCCGCAGCCTCCCCCCCCCCCCCGGTACGGAGTCCTAAAGCTCGTACTTGGCCACAGTAGCACCGCTCTCGTTCATCACATAGAGGAACGCAATAGGCTCGGGGTCCGGGCCGTCGCGGAAAATGGGGCCATATGTAGCCGTGTCGGCAAAACTGCCGGAATTACTGGCGTAGCGCGCTGTCACCATCCACGCATGAGGGATAAAATTGCGCGGCGCGGGGTGCCCTTCACGATCAACGCGACCACCCATCACGCTAACAAACGGCCCGTCAATCATCTCGTTGCCGTCGGTCATCACATACTTGATCGTGAACATGGTCTTCTCCTTCTTCGCTAGGCGGTGCTCGCG